TTCATTTAGCCATTCAGCTACTGCATCAGGGTCGGCTTCGACTTCTGATGGAATGAACTGAGCGATTTTTGCATTTAGTCCGAATGATTCTAGGATTTCTCCGATTGATGCTTCATGACTATAAGTCGTGAACTCTTCGATAAGCGAGTCTTTTTCCTTCAGTTGTTTCTGAAGTACATCAACTTGCTTGCGAAGCTTCTTGACCAAGTCAGTACCGCTGTAGTCTTCGTCATCTTCGATATCGTATTCGTAGTTATCTGCCATTGTTTTTCTCCCTATTAGTAGTTGACCCTCATCGGGTTTGCACCACACGTACTCTTCACCAGGGGTAGTGATTCGTAGACGTGATGACTTCCAGGCTTATACACATCTCCAGGGCTGGAAGGTCTGGGACGGAATCTAGTTATACGTCTGCTGCAGATGAGCGACCGAGAGATGTTCTCTCGATTGCACCACGTGTTGCAAACTTTGCACGTTCCTTCGAAGCAAGCTTCTTAGTTTTAAGTGCAACGTCTGTGCCACCTGCAAGAGCAAGTTGCTGACGAGCAAGGTCTTCTTCTCCAGCGGTTTCACCGTATAGAGCAAGCAATCTTGCGTAGTCACTTTGGTTACGAGCTGCTGTTTGGAATGCTTCTTCAGCACCTGCTGCTTTACCAGCAGCAGCAATCTCTTCAGCAAATCCTCTACTAGCACCCATGCCTGCACGTGTTGCAGCGCCACCAACTTCGGCAGCTGTAAGCATTTGTCCTGCATCTGCGGTTGAGTACTTAAATCGTGAATCGATAAGGTTGAATGCTTTATCCTTATCAAGAAGATAAGCGACCATGTCATTCTCTGAAAGACCATAGTAATTCTTTAATGCATCCTTGATGTTCTGGTCTGCGTTCTGCAAGATATTCTTTGCAATGTTTACACGTTCGGTTAGCTCAGCTGCACTAATGCTATTCTCAATAAGCTTAGTGAAGTCATCCTGTGTATCGTAGAATCCTTCTGGAAGGCTAGCGTTCTGAATGATTTCTCGATACTGGATTTCGGTATCAATATATTCTTTAGGTGTAAGGAGTCTGTCACCAGGCATTCCCTTGCCTTCAGCCATGCGCTTCTTGATAGCTTCATTTGCAGCAAATCGTGTCTTGTATGCTTCGCTGTTATAGATACTGTTAAGAATCTGGTCATCAGTTGGCATGATGTTTTCTTCATATACCTTATCGATGGTGTCCATCAATGTAGTAATAAACTTATTGCCAAGACCAGTATTCTCAAACATCTTCATTACTGAGTCACGAGCACCAAAGTCCTTGTATGTATCAACGACTTTACCTTGTGAACCATCTGACATAACCTCAATGGTTTCAACAATTCCACCCTTTTTACGTACGGTACGTACGCCTACAACCTTTGGCTTAGCAGCTTCTGCTGCACGTGCAGCCTCAAGGTCGGCAATCTGCTTTGTTAGTGCAGCAATCTGGTCAAGTACTGCCTTTTGTGCAGCAGCTGCAGGACCTTCTCCACCAGCACCAGCACTTAATGTTCCGCCAGCGCCGTTGTTTCCACCGCCTTGTGTTCCTAATGTCCTTGGTACAAAATTCTTATTACGTTCATCAATTTCAAGCTCAAGCATGCTGAGCTCTTCACCAATACGCCAAGATGCTGCACCACCTGCAGTGCTATCTCCTTGAAGTTCAAGAAGTTTATCGTACTCAGCCATTAACTGTTCGTCTGTTAAACCTGAATAACCTGAGTCAACACTTGCATAATCATTTGGGTCGTAATCTAATATTTCAGCGCCAGTTGTATCTGTATCGTCTTCGCCCCATGGGTTATAGTCAAAGTCTGGGTTATCTTCAGCATTGCCGAAATCATAACCTTCGTCAGCACCTTCATCACCAAGAATCTTGCCGTCGTCGTTTGTGTCTTCTGCGCCAAAGTATGTCTCTTCATCTGCATTAAATACATCAAAAGCAGAAACAAGGTCTGGGATGTCTGAACCGCCACCATCCGTCATCATTCTATCGTAAAAGCGCATCTGCTACCCCAAGAATCCCATGTCGCGCAAGAGAGTACTTGCAATTCTCGTCTTTTCTTGCTTGGCTGTTTGCGTTGCATCAAATCGAACTGTGTCCCGACGAGCCATCTTCTTAGCATCATAAAGATTAATAGGGGAAACATTTCCCTTTTCATCTGTGTAGTTCAATACTTTCTGAACAGTCGCATCATTAAGGTCAATTTCATTTACGCTGCCGAGTTCCCATGTATCAGCAATTGCTGTAAGCCATGGGTCCGCTGCTTGACGTAGCGTCTGACCTTGGTCAATAAGATTAGATAGACCAGGAGCAAATGACTTTGCTCGTGCTTGAAGTTGGTCATCGACTTGTTGTGGGTTTAGATTTCCAGAAACTAGACCCTTCATGCTTGCCTCAAACCAGTTAGTAAATCCAGTGTTAGACATTGTCTGTGGGAAACCATAGTCCCATGCTTGCTTGTATAAGCTCTGCGCTAATGTCTCAAGATTGCCAGCAAGTTTTGTATAAACAACTCGGTCGCCAATCTTGTCATTCTTTGTAAAGTCAATTGCGTTTGCCATTAAAGTGTTTAGGTAATCTGTGTCGTAACGAACTACCTTGCCATCTTTAATGATTGCCTGCTGCATCATCTGCTCGGCATACTTAATTGCATCATCAGCGCTAATGGACATACCGTTAGCTGCAAACTTCTTAACAATTTCGCTAGCGTTTAGCTGCAAATCTGCAGCAAACTGACCTGGGTTGGTTTGTTTAGCATAGGCATATTGACGTTGGTTATCTGTTTGGTCACGCCACCAAGAAGATTCTTTAATAATCTGTTCTTGTAGGTATGGGTCAGTAATCATCGGTCCGCCATTGGCGCCGAGGATTCTTTCAAGCGCAGCCTTAAGGCTTGGGTCAGCACCGATAACTGCAGCAGCAATACCGAACTTTGATTGCAGCATTGCCATAGAAAGCGTGTCTCTGGTTTGTGGAACAGAGCTGCTTAATGTGTTGTTTGTTACTGGTTGCTGCTGACTAAGAAGAGTTCTACGTCCTGCTTGTAGTTGCGCTATACGTGCTGCATTTGCACTATCTGCTGCTGCCATTACTGCTCAACCACCTTTCCGATTGCTGTTCGGTCGGGACCAATAAGTCCTTCGACAAGCTTTAAGAAATTCTTTGCAGCAAAAGATTCTGCATAATCAGGCAGGCTACGAGCAAAGTTCTGTGCAAAGATTGTTGGGTCAAACCCAGTTGACTGGGTTGCCTGAGTAACGGTGTTGCTTACTCCGCTAGCACCTGAGCCAGTTACCTTTGTTGTACTTGTGTTGCTATAGACAGATGGCTCTAGCTTTGCCTTCTCGTTAACGCCAGCAAGATATGCTGCTACCTCATCGCCACTAGCAGTGCGACCAAGTTCTGCCTCAATAGACCTATTGATATCTGCACCAGCAGATGATGGGCTGTACTGAGTAGTTGTTGTTACCTTGCTCTTGCTTGTTGCAGGAGTCTTTGCTGTGCCTGAGCCAGTGTAATCAGATGGATTGAACTGATACAACGCTGGGTCACCTTTAGAACCAGACCCTGGAGCCTGTGTCCACGCTACTGCGTCAGCCCAAACAGATGAATACTTTGACTTTGGAATACCAGCTTTGGCTAATCGTGCAATAAATGCATCGTAATATTTACGAGCAGGTGTTCCCTTTGCTGCTTTAGCAGCAGTAAACTCAAACCAATCCTTGGCTTGTTGTGCGTCTACACCAGTTTTAATACCAGGAAGTAGAATAGGAGGGGTGTCTAATGCTTCAGTTGTAGGTGTTTGAGCTGATTGCCAAGACTTGTAATCAGCTTGATAGCGAGCTTTACCAGCAGAGTTTGCTGGATAGTCTTTCGCCTTTGGTGCTGGGTCACCCTTTTTGTATTTCTTAGCCATTAGTCACCGTGAATTCTGTATCTAGTTGAGGCATATTGTTTAACCATCGATATGCAAAAGCAGCAAATTCTTCTGATGCTGTCTGCAAGAAGTCGTAATGGAACTGAGCGAACTGTTGCTTGAGAACAAGTTTGCGGTCGTTCGTATTGTTTTGTGCCTCATAAGCCTTGTTGAAGCTTTTTGCTTCTTCTAGCCAGTAGGCAATCTCTTCCCACTTAGAACTTCCCTTATTGAAAGCGTAAGTTCTCCAGTCGATATCATCTGCAATCTTTTGAACAGATGGAATCATTACAGACCAGTACTCATCGTTTGTGTTCTTGCGGTCTGCTGCCCAAGCTGGGAAGTCGTCAACGATAGATTGAACCATCTTGTCGTACTCGCGTTTGATACCGCTTCGCTCAAACATAACTTCGTTTGGTGAATCAATCCCATACTCAACCATCTTGGCGTCACGCCATTCTTGAGCCTTTTGGAATTCATACCAACCACGACGAGCCTCAACACTCTGAGTAAACTCTTTCTCATCTTTCTTGGTTGTGATTGGAGTTCTACTGAAGCCAGGAAAGTTAAGCTTCTTAAAGATTGCTGCAACTTCTGTTGAGTATTCAGAACTTGTTGCCAAGTCTCCGTAGCCAGATGAAAGCATTGCTGCATACTTTGTGTTAGCACGACCAAGCATTTCAATTAACTTTGGATTCTTGCGAAGAACATTCAAGTCATCTAATGTTGTGGCTAAACCAGAAATGTTTTTCTTGTTGGACCCAACAAGTGCAATTCCATCAGCTCCCCAGTCTTCGGCAAACATCTGGTCTGCAAGCTTGTAATCTCCACCTGCTGCTTCAACCAACTCTGCATACCATGCAGTTGCTGCACGTGTAACAGGGTCAAATGATGTAGAAATTGGCATAGAGAACTGAACAATGGCTCTAATAAATGACATTACTCCAGCGTTACGCGCTGCCTGTGTCATGGTTGGAGGCTCGCCTACGCGACCGTTTTTATCCCATTGGCTATAAGCCATACGATATTGAACGTTTGTTTCATCAAGGAAGCGGTCGTCTCTAAATAATCCAAGTGCTGCAAGACCAGACTTCATATAACCAGGAATTACTGCGTTGGCTGTTGTCTCTACGAATCCGCCACCTTCTTGTGGGTATCCACCATAAAGTACGCTTGATTCGTATACGTCATCGCCAAGCATGTTACGTAATCCTTGTGCTACCTGCTCACCGTAAATCTTCCATGGACCAACACCGATACCGTTCTTAACGATTTCGGAAATTGCAATACCACCGAACCAAGATACGGAAGGGTCTGCAAGCATGAACTCAAGTTGCTTAGGGTTCCATCGAACTCCACCACCACGAGAATCTGTGTAAGGTGAAAGCGCTTGCTTTGCAAGCTTGCCGACAACTGGAAGTTTTTCTAGAGAATCACCGAACCCTGATGGGATTGGATACTTTACAGATACTTGAGTTCCTGGTGGAACATCCTTGATGCTCTTGTAAGTATTTCCTTCTTGGTCTTCGTATGATTCAAAGTTATCAAATGCTTGCTGGATACTGTTGTACCAGTATGCATTCATTGGGTTGCGAGCCAATAGGCGAAGCGCTACCGCTTGTGAGTTAAAGAATGCTAGCGGGAATGACATGGCATAACGTGCTACGTACATACCGTTGCTAAGGCGACGTGATGAGTATAGTGTTTCTTCAACACGTGACAGTGCTTTGCGGTATGCAGCTTGGCGGATTTCATGATTGACAACCGCTTCAGATACATTGATGCCAGCACGTTCTGCTGCATCTACCATCGTCTTCATTTCTTGACGAGTGTAGATTAAAAACAGTGGGTTGCGTACTAAACGGTTTTCAGCAGCAGACAAGATACGCCATGCTGCGTCAACTCCACCTTGAGCCTTAGCCAATCCACGTTCTAAATTATTCAAGTCGTTAAGTTTAAGACTTGGACCGTCAATTGTTTCTGGCAAATCTGGACGTCCGTACAAGATTGAATCAACTTCATCAACTGTAACTGGACGGTCTAAAATTGTACGACGAAGTGATTCGTCTGGATACATCATAAAGATTTTTTCTCTGGTTGTATCAATCCAGTTAGCCAAGTCATCGCGAGTAAGGTCTTTATTAAAACGACTACCCATACGCAATCTGTACTCTTTGCCTGCTGGACTGTACAGCCATTCAAGAATCTGACCAGTAGAGTCGTTACGAATCATCATGCCAAGAGGCAAATCAATTTCGTTACGAATCTGACGGTTAGCAATATGAGTCAAAGCGTTCATGTACTCTGCTCGGTCTTTACGGTTAATCTTTACAAAACGTGTACCGTCTGCACGAAGCTTGCGAGCAATCTCTGATTGCATAGAAGTTGTTAAGAAGTTCTGTGCTGAATCCACTTCAGACATATAGGGACCAACACCACGTACGTTAGGGTCTGCAAGACCTTGAATGGTGTATTGTTTGCCACTAGAACTTACAATGACATCGTCTTCTTGACCGATACGTTTGATGCCAGCTTTGGCTTCCCCGCGTGAAGTCTCGTATTCAACCCAGTCTTTGCGAGTCTTGTCAATAAGTTGTGCATAACCGTTGACAGCATCTGCAGAACGTGACAGTTCATCATTGGCTTCGCCAAGTGCTACACGTGCCTCATAGAGAGCATCTTCTGCTGCGTACAGCGCAGTCTGTGCCTTTGCTGCATCCGCAGGTGTTGCTTTGTTAGCGCGAGCTAGTGCCTTATTACGGGCAGTTTCCGCTTTCTTAAAAGCTTTTTCTGCTGGACCAACTAGGTCTTGAGCCTTTTCCCATGCAGCAACCTTTGGTTCCATTTCGCTGCGGTACTGCTCAATTTCAAACCTAGCAGCCTCTGCTCGCTTGCGAGCTTTAGCCTTTGGTGAACCTGGCTTAAATCTTTTTAGTGATTCGGCACGTAGGCTTGTGTTGTATGCAACGTTATCCATTGCCTTAGATGAGTTGCGTATTAAATCAAATGACTCAAGCGCCATAGATGCGCGAGCAAATGGGTCAACCATAGAGTTCTTAGGAATGTAAGCAAGGCGAAGCAAGTTAAGGTTTGAGAAAACCATGTTAGCTAAATCAAGGAACTGACCAGTGTTCATTGCAGCTTTGGATGCTATTGCTCCGCGATATTGACCTTCAGTTACTTTTGTTCCCTTGCCTGCAGCACGACGAGCATTGATAATTACTTCTGCTTCTAGTCGACGGAAATCAAGCATTGGGATTGTCTGTGCTTCATTTGCTACAGAGATAAAGTTCTGTACGTTAATAGAACCATCTGCAGCTGGAATCCAACCGTTCTTAACCGCAAACTGCTTAATGGTTGAACGTGATTCATTGGCTCCATTGCGCCATTGTTTAATCTGGTCAATGGCGTCAGTAGGTGTACGAATATCTTGAAGGTCTGTTACGCCGTAGAACTTAGCTAGGCGAATCATAACCGTCTCTTCGATTTCACCTAAAGCAATAGCACGTTGGGTATCATCTTGTGCATTGAGAAATTTATTTACCATCTTGCGCTTGAACAATGCGCCTGCGTCTCCACTTAAAAATTGAAGACGATTCAGGTCTGATAGTAAATCATTAGCTGCTTCAAAGGAACGAGGGTTAGAAATATTGATGTATCCCTGTGGACGACCTGAGCCAACCCAAGCAATTGTACGAATGACTCGGTCATAAGTATTTGTTTGGTAAACTTCTGTCTTCCAACCTTCGCCACCGTCGGCACCAAATAACTTAAGGTCGCCGTACTGTGCTTGAAGTGCAATCTTTTTCTTGGCAAGACCAAGTGATTCAAGTGCAGCGAAACGTCCTGGACGGTAACTTTCAACGTTAGCACCACGAGGTAGGTTAGTTGCAAACTCTTCTAATGCACGTGCAAGTTTAGGGTCAGACGCTTTCTTGGCATCAAGGATGCGTTGCATTCTTGATACCATCTTAGGGTCCAAAAGTTCTTCATTTACTTTCGACCAATCAGAAAGAGGAGAAGTCTTATCAAACCCATAGTCATCTATATGGTCAGCATCAAGTGGCTTATTATTAAAGAAGCGGTTAAATGCGTCCAAGTCACCGCGTTCTGCTAGCAAGTAATCTGCTACATCGCGGTGGTTATCTAACCTAGATACGATTGTTGCCGTACGGTATGGGTTTGCTGTTTCACTGATAAGTGGATTAGCAGCAAGCTTAGTTAAATCTTTTTCTTTGACAGCGTCATCAACCAATACGGTAAGACCGCTTTTGGTACGTTGGGTAGCTGGCAATACAGATTCAGTGACTGCTGTCTCAAGTTCTTCACGAAACTTATTAACGTCATCTGGTGTAGCAAGACGCTTTGGTCCAGCAACTTTCTTTCCAGCATAACGAATGGTTCCGCCAGCGCCTTTAGTTCCAAGTGCAGCTAAAGCTAAATCAGTAGAACCAGATGCAACAATACCAATCCATTCATCTCTGAATGCCTTGTCACGCTTCTTGTCATTGAAGATATCAAAGTCTTCATCAAGAAATGTAGTGTTTGTTATATCACCTAATACTGGAGATGCAATCTTTCCAACACCGCCTGCAAGTGCCTGACCCATTGAAATTTTTTCAGATTGCTTCTTAGCATAACGAAAAGATTCAACAACGTTTCCTTTGCCAGCAGCCATAGCTTGTGGCGTAAGAAGTGCAGTTGATACTGCTTGAGTAGCTGGCTGAACAACACGTGTACCGAATGTTTCAAGCACACGCATTGCTGGGTTAAGAACTGCGCCAAGAATTGGCTTCTTCTTACCTGCCTCAAGAGCCTCTGCTACCTTGGGTACGATAGCTGCTTCAGCTTTTCCTACCTTGGTTTTGTCAGTTTGCTTTTTAAAATCATCTATTTTAGATGTTTTAACTTTAGAAGGTTGCTGTTCATACCGTGGGTCATTCCACCATTCCGTCATTGACACCTGGTGTGACCTCCTTCTTAACAGTCAATTCTTCTAATAGAGCAAGTCGGTCATCATCGTTTGGGAAGTTCATACGTGCAATATCCCAAGCAAGTGGAGCCATGTCAAAGCCAAGGTACTCAAGGTTCTCTTCGAACTTCTTGAGTGCTCTCATTCGGTTTGACTCCTTAGATACTTAACAAATGCTTTCATTGTGCCAGTTGAGTTTGGCGATTCTGCAAATTGCATCATCAATGGCATGTACTTTGCTATCTTGTTTAAGTCATCTAATTGAACATCATTTGGAGACTTAATACCCAAGATTTCTCTACCTGGTCCTGGACCTGAATCAACGCCTGCTGTTACAGGTTCGTTGGGTCTGCGAGTTGGAGCAGTTAACGGCAAAGCACCTGCTATTAAGTTTGATACTTTTTGAGTAGGTGCCTTTGCCATTGGTGCTCCCGCTTGCTGTGCTTGAAACTGCTTCTGCTCACCGTAGGCAGCGTTAGGTAACTTCATAGCACCCTGTCTATCGGTTCGCTTAGCGAACTTTCCAGGACCCGAAGGTTGCATCATTGACATTGTTTGACCTATTTCTTCTTAACGTTAACCTTTGTTCCAGACCAAATTGCTGCACCCTTTTTGTACTTAGGGTCGTTCATTAGCTTTGGATTTAATGCACGAACTTCTGAAAGTGAAAGCCCTGCGTTCTTAGCAATACCTGACAAGGTATCGCCCTTCTTAACTGTATACTTAGTGGTTGAACCACCTGCACCAACCGTTGGCTTTGTTGAAGAAGCAGTTGCTGAAGGACGTGTCGAAGAACCAGCCTTATATGCTGCAGTTCCTGGTACTAGGCTTTCTCCACCTTTACCATAACGTAATCCCTTATTAGCTTTTGCTGTTGCAGCTTCTTGCTTCTTAATCTTTGCGTTAAGTTCATCCATACGTTGACGACGAGTCTTACCGACAAGACCTAATGTTGCAAGGTTAGCAAGGTTACTTGCCTGTGTTGCTGCACCTTCTTTAGCTGACATTGGCTTATCGCCAAGTTTCGCCTTGAGGCGATTAATCTCAGTAAGGTCTTTAGCGGTTGAACCTTTAGCAACCGAACCAACTTCACCCGCAAGTGTTACAAGTGGAAACTTCTTAGCTGCAAACTTAGCAACGCGAACTGTCTTTGAACCTTTTTTAATAGGTGCTGACTTCTTTGGTTCTGGCTTTGCAGTAGCTCTAGCTTTTTCTGCTTGAGGTGTTTGTGTTTTACCTTTAGCTGAGTTAGCAAGAGCTTTGTTCTTTGCAGCCATGCGCTTTTTAGTTTCATCAAGATACGCATCTTCCTTTGCGCGAAGTGATGCATCCGTAGGACGTGCAGTCTTAACGTTTGTTGGTGTTGTCTTTGTTGTTTCCTTTGGCATTCTTACTGGTGCTTCTGCCGTAGGATTCTTAAACAACCTTGGGTTAGCTTTTTTAGCTGCGTCTGCTGGTGTCTTACCTGCGTTACGTGCTGCTTGATACTTAGAAGGCTTTTCTGTCTTAGACCCTGGCTTATTTGCTTTCCAGTTCTTACGCTCTTCTGGTGTCATGTTCTTCCATGCTGCTTTATTTGCAGCAGAACGTGCTGCTCTTGCAGCAGACTTACTACCTTTAGCAACAGACTTAACTGTTTTAGCAGCAGCAGCTGCTTTGCCTACAGTTTTTGCAACGTTCTTAACGTCGACTCCTGGCTTCTTAGTAGAAGAAGGCTTCTTTGTTGCTGCCTTCTTCTTAGCAGGTGATTCTTTCTTGCCTGACATGATTTCTTCAGCACGAGCCTTAGATACAACCTTGCCATCTTCTACAAGAGAAGAACCATTTCCTGCTGAAGTTGCTTTTGCTGCTCTAGATACTTCTGATTCAGCAGGTGAAGCTTTCTTTCCTCCGTATTCGCCGAACTCTTCACGCATTGCCTCTCGGAATCTTGCACGAGATGCAGCTTGCTGCATGTTGTATTCAGACTTGCTGAGATATGCATTCTTGCCAAGTTCAGACTTAGCCGTTTGCTTTACTTCGTCAGCAATTTGCTTATCTTCTAAACTAATCTTTAGCTTAGGGTCACGTTTTGCTGCTTGCTTCTTACCAGGAAACGCTTCCTTAGCAGCAGGTTTGGCAGCCTGTTTTGCCTGCCGATATTTTCTTGTTGTTGGCTTCTTGGCTGCCATGGTTATCCTTTACTTAAGCTTTTGGTTGTTACCCTTGATGGTCTTTGGAGCCTTTGCTTCTGCAACTTGTCCTAGTCCTACACCCTTACCGCCGTTTTTCTTGCCTGCGTGTCCTGGGTGGACTGGAGCCTTTGCCATCTTTCCTTGCTTTCCGAACATTTTTTCTCCTTGTTTATGCTGGTATTTGACGAGTTACTCTCGCAGCGAGATTTGGGTTTCCTCCGCCAGTTAAACCTGCAAGAAGTTCTTGCATTGCTGGTCGTTGTTGTTGGAATTCTGGCTGTTCGCCACCCATACCCTGCTCAGGTGCTGCTCCCTGTGGAGGCATTCCTGGTGCTTGAGGTTGTTTTGGTGCTGGTTCTGGCTTGAACGCTTTGGCGACCGCATCTTCTAGCGGTGTACCCTTCTTGCGTTCATCAATAACTGCAGCCATTCTTTCAACAATCTTCATTGGGTCTTGACCTTGCATAACCATTTGTGGAATTGCTTGAGCCATTGACGCAACTGACGCCTTAAGGGAGTCACGCATCTCTTCAATGTCGATTGCTCGCTCTTCTTCTCCAGCATTGAGCGAAATCGGTAGATTGCGACGTAGCATCCCGCGAGAGATTAGCTTGTCGCCACGAGCTTGAAGACCCCATACAAGCGCTCTGTTAGGGTCTAGACCTGCCATTAGTCCGTATTCAACTGTAACTCCGTAGTTACCGTTAATGTCGGCTGATGGCTTGTACTTTAATTTGTAAGGAACGCCGTTTGCTGTAGCAGATACTTCACGTGTGACTTCATTGAAGTACATTTCATCGGTTGCTAGTGAAAGCGAAATAGCTTGACCAATTGCTTCACCAAGTACAGATTGAATAACTTTAATCTGCGAATCGAATCCAGCCATAAGCGCCTTGACGCCTTGACCAGTAACGATAGAACCTTCTGCTTGTCCTGCACGTGCTTGTGGGAATCGTGTTCCCAACTTCATTTCATCGGCTAGGACATTGTTTTCCGCAAATGCGAACTGAGGTACGTCCAGATTAATACGACGAATTTTCTCAGGGGAGTTAGAACGAATAACTGAATCAGGACCAACGGAAAGCTGAGTAACGTCAGTAGGCAAAGCAAGAGGAGCTTCAACAGACTTTTGAACAGCTTCCATGGTAAGAAGAGCAAGTCGCGCTTTGGCTGCATAAACAGGTAGTACATCGTCGAATGAGCCACGGACTTCTCCGTCAAGAGAAGGACGTTGAGCAATCGCAACTGGGACTTTACCGAGTTTGTTTGGTGTTTGTGCAAGTACTACTCCCCCTCGTTCTGGGATAAACATAATTGCTTGCTTCTTGTCAGTCCATCGTACGACTTCAAGAAGTTGGTTTGTATCTCCACGAGAGAACGTACCTGTTTGTAGAATCTTGTCAGCATACTCAGGGAACTGAGCTGCTAAATCTCCCGCCTTACGATAGTAAGAGCGAGCATAAACTTGGACTTCGCCAAATCTATCAACGTCATAATACGCACCCATGGAGTTCTCAACATGGATATGTGGACGACGTTCTTTAAAGTTAGGTTCCACACGGAATACAACGAATCCGTATGTACCCAACTGGTCTGCGCCACGCAGTAGTTCCGTACCAAGTCGTGATGAAGCTACATAGTAATTACAAATCTTTGTACGCTTATCAGCTTTGGTACGCTGGGAGTCATCGAGAGATGAATCTCCAGCAGCAGTAATGGTAGGTAGAACACCAGCTTGCTCAGATACATCACGAGCTACAACGTCGATAAGGTTAGCAATGATTGGACGCGACCAATTTCCTTCTGGAAACAAGCCACGAAATACTTGGTCTGCTTGACCAGCACGAACTAAAGCTACCTCGCGCATGCGCTTATCGCGCTCGGCGTTTCTAGCTTTTAATTGCTCAAAAGCTTGTACGAATTCTTTCATGAAGTCACAATCTCGCTATTCGCTGCGCTGCAGCTAAGTCATCTAAGTTGACGATGTACCTTGATTCGACTTCGGAACGTGGTGTGAATTCGTTCTTAAGGAAGTTTGGTACATTGGCTGAAGTAAGTAGAACATCACGAGCTACGATTTCACAGAACCATAACGCCATAACGGCGTCCATCTTTAATCGCTTGCCCTGTACTCCTGGCTGCCAGGTTACAAGTTGTTCTATTAACTTTTTAACATGTTCATTTCTTGAAGAATCAGGCAACTCAATAATGTTATCGTCTGCATGCTTCAAGTTGTTGTTGTTACCGTCTCGCTTAGTAACGGTACCGAACAGTGGTGCCAGAGAGGCTACGCCGAACTCTGGGTCTTGCTTGTTATTACCTGTGTAATGTGGTCGGTAATTAATACCACGTGTGGCGAGGAAGTTTCTAATTTCCTCGTCCTGTGTCAAGAAAAGCTGAAAAGCGTTTGACTCAACTATAACGGTATGCGGTTGATACGCATCCGTCCACTCTCTTATCAAGGAGCGAATTGCTGCAGGTGTGGGGCTGCTCATGACGTGAACGTCCATGACATAGCGCTTGTGTGTTCTGCGGTCAACTGCGTAAGCTACAGCTGCGGTGTCGCCAGACATCGCTGGGTCAATACCAATAATGCGATAGAAGTTCTGTGCATTTTCAGGATGACCCGCTGCGCCTGCAATAAGCGCACCCGATTTTCTCATTCCATTAACTGCGCCTCTGACGCATATCGGGTCGAAGATTGCATTCTCCGCGATATCGAGGTTCTGGTAAACCAGTGACCATTTAGATGGTCCTGCCTCGTTGCGAACCGCCGTTAAGCGTTCGCCTGTCCATCGGTCAAAGTTCCCATTCTCGTCAGGCACGTCAGTGTCTGTAAGAGGTTGCTCTGATTTTGCCCAAAGGGTTTTCCAATCCTTTGGATTGTCAGCGTACTCAAGTACTGCTGGCATGGACAAATATGACCACGGAAGTACACCATCCGTGTAATGCTGGGGGTTGCGAAGTTCTTTATACAAGTCGACTGCTGATACACGAGTACCGACTACAAGAAGCTGACCGCCTCCTGGTGGAAGACGTGAGGCAACTTCCTGCCTAATCCATTCCTGTTGCTTCGCCCATTCATTGGCGTTCGACAACGTCACCACGTCGTCTAGCACGATTAGGTCTGCACGTGCGCCGTAGACCTGACCGCCCATACCGATAGCTTCGACCGTAGGGTCTTTAGCGTCGTTGTCGCGGATATCTCCGCCAAGGTAAATCTTATTAGCCGACCACTGGTCAGCGGTAGCTTTGTAGCCATCGGCTGGACCGAAGGCTGCTTGCAAGTCAGCGTAACGCGGATGCGTTAAACGCTGCTTGATAGCGTAAAGAAACTTCTTTGCTTGCTCTTGGGTTTTCGAAATAACGATAACCGAGATGTTAGGATTCTTAACAATACGGTAAGTCACGTAGTTAATCGTGATAGTCATCGTCTTGGCGTGGTTTGGTGGTACGTTTACCAGCAAACGAGATAGCCCGCCAGAGCCTTTTTCGTAGGTCATTGCTGGGTCAATCCAGCGGGGCTCCCGACCTTCTAGCATATCGACCACGTTAAGCATGTGGTCCCAGACTTTTGCACCAAGATACTTCTCGGAGAATTCGGCAAAGTCAGATAGACCAGACCGAGCATCTTCTGCGAGGTCTGCTGTTCTAAACCGAGCATTGTCTACATAGGCAGCGAAGCCTTGAGCTTCGCGCCGTTGGGTGTCATACCAAGAACGAGAGCGACCAATAACTTTTAAGGCATCGGCGATGGTGCGCCCTTGGCGTACCAAGTCGATGAGTTCTTTACGAGCCTCTTCGGGGGTTAGATTTCTTTCCAACTCTACTCCAGTATCTGTAGGGGTCTACAGGGGTCCAGACAGAGGTATCCCCACATAAGCTTATTTACCAATAAAGGCGGTCGTTAAGACCGCCGTTTACGGCTCAGTGGAACTTCGCCGTTACACTTATATAGGGGTCTAGAGCATCGGCGTGTTTCAAGGGGTTTTGGTAATTATTTTTAAAATATATTAAAAGTGCAGGTCAGAGCCTGGTTCTGGTGAAAATATTTTGGTTGATAGTGGGGGGCGGGTGGGGGGTGGGGTTAAACATCCTGGGGGTCGGCTAGGGTAAAACGCACAAAAAAAGGGGCAAGGGTTGCCCCCTGCCCCGCGTAAATCTATCTGAAAAGGTGAACCCCTCCCCCACCGTCCTCGCGGAGATGGAAGAGGGGCTTGACTATCTATAGACGTTCAGCGAACCATCCATATAGACGCGCCTGATTATCATCCTCGCCTATCGCGTGAAGTATGGAGTAGATACTCCATCGCTTCCCATCCTCTGGCATATCGGCTTCGCCGATGAGTGAATATATATCTAACTTCCCCTCGCGTACCACCGCGAGAGTACCGTTATCGTCGCATGTAACCACTCTCATGCGCTTACTCGCTTAAGCACTACGCGAAGATTCGATGCCACGATACTTAACTCGCGGACGCCGAAGCTTTCGACTACGTCGAAAACGATACCTACGCGACCCTTACCTAGTGGAACTAGGTCACCAAGTTGAGCGTACTTGACTGTAGTCAATTCGAAATCGGGTACATGGTCGAGCGAAGGTACGTTATAGAACGCTTTAACTTCGTTAACTTCATCCTTGAGATTTACTAGTAAATCATCGTGTGTCCATGCTGTAATCATCTTGCTGCCTTTCGGTTGATTCGACCAGCCCAGCGCTGATTGAATGACACCATTCTCCCACATCGTCCCCAGATTGTCAAATTCAGACGGACAGGAGGCGTGTCTTGAGCCTGTTGGTCATGTCATACATACATGAACACACACCCCACATACACACACCGCTGCATACATACGTATACGCGGGCAGACCTGCATGCACGTATATGGACTACTAATACCTCACGCGTATTGGCTACTAACAGGCGGGCGCCGTGATGCAGGCGCACACACATCTCAAGATAGCACAGCAAAGCTGTGCATATATAGGGAGAGCCAGCCGAAATTCGATTGGCAGATTGGAGAAAAGTTATGAACGGTTATGGACTTTATTGGGGAGACTTCCTCGCAATGGGGATTCTCTTCGTCGTTGCAAGCATCCTCATTGTAGCACTCATCTGGGACTACGTGGATATCAAGATAGCAGACCGTAGGTCTGCTGATATAGAGCAACACTGGGCAACAACAATTCGAGAGGAACGATAATGGATTACAAAGTAAAACTCAACTGGCAAGAAGACGAGTTCGCATCTCGCGGAACAACCTACTTCGTAGAGTTCCTGAAGATGGATGACACTTCTCTAGGAGAAGTAGATGGTAACTCATGGCAAGAAGTATTCACCAAAGCGGTGAATTACCTACAAGAGATAGGAGAAATCTAATGGACATCAAGGAACAGCGTGGCTTCACCGCAGGCGAGTTATTTGTAAGGGACTACCTATTGGTAGTCGAGAATGACCGCGAAGCATGGGATGACCTCATCCAAATGACTCGCGTATTTCAGGGTCGCGTCTCAAGTATCAGCGACATCATCAAGCATGACTATGAATCCATGGTGACTGATGTAATCAGTCAGGTGGAAGAGAATATCCCAGAGTCAGCAGCCAATTTGCTAAAGCAATTATTGCTGGGCTGGGGGATGAGTGAGTTCGACGCAATTGCAAAGTATGCAATTGAAGCAGACAAGGAGGCGCTAGGTGCCTAGTTATATCGTAACAGAGGAGCGCAAGTTCCTCTTCTACCAAGAGGTAGAAGCAGACAATCAAGAGCAAGCAATAGAACTCGCCAATGAAATTGGCGATTGGATACAAGATGACAACTATGCCGAAGTGGAACACTTCGCTGGACTCAAGGAGGAATAAATGGGAAGCAACATGGCGCACGACTTAGTAGAGAATGTCCTTGACATTCGGCAATCTATCAGCATCCAATTGCAAAGCAATCACTATCCGCCAGTTCCACTTACCATGGTGGAACCATGTATCGAAGCCATCTATGCGGTATCGGAAGGTGATACTCATAAGAGTATCCAACTACCAGACGGTGTCACATGGCGTGGCTACCCTACAGCCCCCGCATACACGATAGTGGAGGGGCATCATCTCGAACCATGGTGTGACTTCGACCATGAATAGATAGCACAGCAAAGCTGTGCATATATATAAGGGCTAAACCAACCAACCGAAAGGAGCAACACAATGGCAGGACTAAAGCGTTCGAATGACCGTAAGGTCACCAATATGCCAACACCAAATGGCAAACGCTCAGCAATTGCAAACACGTTCGGCTTACCCAGTGGTAAGCAGTACTCATGTCCCAACGCCACCAGTATATGCGAGAAGATTTGCTACGCTGGAAAGTTGGAACGCATCTTCCCATCAGTAAGAGATACTCTCTTACACAACTGGAACCTGCTTAAAGATGCAGACCTAGAGACTATGTCCAATTTATTGGATGACATGGTTGCTTCATTCCGATTGGATTGCAAAGCAAAGGATGCCGAACCTATCTTCCGCATCCATTGGGATGGGGATTTCTTCTCCGATACCTATGCCAAAGCATGGCGAGCAGTCATCATGCTGAACCCAGACATCAAGTTCTGGGTATATACACGAGTCCCATCTGCTGCAAGAATTCTGGATGGACTTGACAACCTGTCACTGTACTTCAGTACAGATGATGAGAATAAATCCAGCGCTGTTTATCTTCGCACCGAAGGTGTAAAGATAAAGGTTGCCTATCTATCTGACACCTTTGCTGATGCAAAGGACACGATGCTCAGTATGACTGGCAAGGTGGGTGCGAAATGTCCAGAGAATCTGGGCTCCATTCCACTAATCACTACCGAAGGTAGTGCTTGTGCAACATGCCGACTATGTATCGATGGTAAAGCAAGTGTCCGCTTTGCTATCGCAAAGAAATAAGGAGGAATATATGAACACAGTAGAAGACAGCGTTGCCTTACTAAGTAAGGCTGCGGAATCTTTAACAACCTATCGCAAGTCACTAGAAGTGTGGCGTTCAGCAATGACAGACCTAGCAATCTGGCACTCGTTAGAAGCCATGCTTGCAGAGCAAGAAGACTATGACATCTCAACCGTATTCTCACGAGAGGTACTGATGGCGTGGATTATCCGCGACCATTGGCAACCAGTATCTATCGACGAGGATGGATACGAAGGTATCGACAACGCAGTTCGTGCGTATCTAATCGATAGCAAACTTGCTATTGACCCACACCATATGGAAGATGAAGACGAGGAGGAAGACGATGAGTAAACATATCTACGGTATGACAGCCGAAGAACTGGCTCAACTTGTGTGCTTCGGATACGAAGGACATCCATGTACCAACACGATGGATGAATATGGGTGTCGCAATAGCATGAAGGACAACGAACCATTCTGTTCGGAATGCTGTGCCGATACCAACGATGGCGCATGCTGTGGATAACAGGCGTCAAAGATAGCACAGCAAAGCTGTGCATATATATAGGAAGCAACACCAAACCCAACCGAAAGGAAACGATAATGACAACAGAAGCATATGTAGCACCAGATGTACTAGTACAACAACTCAATACGAAACTGACTGACCTAGAAACTAAGGTTTCTAACTATGCAAACCTAACGCAAGAACATCGCAACAAAGTGCGTGACTTGTACACACAACTCAATGACCTAATCGCCGACAATGATGGTGATAAAGAAAGCACTATTGCTTTCGGTGAACTATCGGACATACTCAACGAGGTATTCGGTAATGAACTGGTGTTCACCAAGGAGTACGAAGTACAGGTTCGATACACCTTGTATGCAACATTCAAGGTGACAGCAGCATCAGAAGATGATGCTCGTTCAATCGCAGAAGAAATCGGTATCAGTGCAGACCCAGACTGGGATATCGATGGCGATAACACAGAGGTAGACACATGGTCTATCGATGAGACACGAGTCGACTACATACAGGAGGCATAACATGAGAACAATGACACTAGTACCACGACGTGGTGACCGCTGTAGAAATGGGGCGGTCATCATAGATATCAAGCCAGCATGGGACTCATCTGGCTACATAGCTCTCTGTCTATGGACAGAGGACAGGCAGACCACTGAACCGTACCAACGTACCGCTGACCCATATGTCACGTGGTTCGTACGTGTACAAGAAGAGGGCATCGTCTGCTATCAAGGTCATTATTATGACCAACTCTCCGATGCAGTTGTTGACTTTGACAGCCGTATCTGAGAATATATTCTCCCAATCAACCCGACCCGAAAGGAAATGATATGACAACACAAACAACACGACGCCAAGCAATGAACATTGCTGGCTATGAAGTAACAGCAACATCTGCACATGATGCAGCAGTACAAGCAGGACTTGATTGGCAAGTATCACTTGCCGATGTCGAAGCACTAGCACTAAATGATAACGGCGTTAGCCGTCTCGAAGTACCCAATACATTCGCCACTATCCGTACCGATAACGACGGCGGACAATCTGTACTAGGTACAGTTGGTGGTAGATACAAGGTGTTCCAGAATGATGAGATGTTCTCAGCGCTGGATGCACTAGTTGAATCTGGTGAAGCCAGATATGCAGCAGCTGGTGAGTTGCGTGGTGGTGCTCAAGTCTGGATGACACTTGCACTACCAGAAGAAGTCAAGATTGCTGGTGACCCACATGCTGCATACCTACTAGCACGAACCTCTCACGATGGGTCATGCTCACTAGGTATCACACCAATCGTTAACCGATTGTTCTGCTCTAACCAAATCTCTGGCATCTTCCGTAAGGATACGAAGTATTCCTTGCACCACACAACCAATGCCAACCTCAAGGTCAATGACCTTCGCAAGATGCTAGATGTAATCTACACTGGCATCCATACATACGAGTCTGTTGCTGACCAGTTGTTAAACACAACTGTAACTGACAATCAGGTAGAAGAAATCTTCAAGAAGATGTGGTCACTACCAAGCACAGTTGAATCAGCACCATACTTCCGTCTCTCTACAGGAGAGAAGCGCCAGTTCAACAAGGCAACTGAGGCTCGCTTCGGTGCAATGAGTATCTATCAGGGGTCTACTGGTACACAGGAGAACATCAAAGTCACAGCCTTCGGTGCGTTCCAAGCAATCGTTGAGTACATCGATTGGTTCAGCCACAAATCAACAGCCGTTCGTGCCGAACGTATTGTCTCTGGTTCGTTCGACCGTACCAAGGC